TCAAGACTTTGTTCTTTGGGAAAAAGCATACGCGGTGTATAACTAGGCATGAAGAACGATGGCAGCCCCAAAGCTAAACGACAAATCAGAGGTAACAATTAGCATAGTCTGGTTGTTGCAGATTGTATCACTCGTAGCACTTGCTACTTGGGGTTATGCTAATATCAGTGAAAGAATAGATATCAACTCTCAAGAGACAAAAAGTCTGAGGGGCAACCAAAACAACTACATCTTTCCTGATATACGCAAGCTAGAAACCGAAGTCATAGATTTACAAAAAGAAGTGCTAATTCTTCAAACAGATTTGAAATACCACAAAGACAGTTAGGTGACGATATGCCACGCGCAATAGCTAAGAAACCGGTAGCAGCAAAGAGGAAAGCCGCAGTGCCAGATACTACTCCTAAGCGGCTAGACCGTATCGAAGAAAAGCTAGAGGAATCCCGTCTTGACCTAGCTCGCGTGGACGAAAAAATTACCACTATATTTAACCGCCAAGGCAGTATTGAAACTGACGTTAAGTCTCTTACCGAGAAGATAGGCAACGGGTTTATAGAAAAGATTTTCTGGATTGTGCTTGCTTCGGCTATAGGCTTTCTTGCCGCTCAAACAGGTACTGTATGAAACTCGACCCCGTCCTGCTAAACATGGCCTGTAGTTGGGCTATGAAGGCATACAACGACAAGAACAAAGATGCGATAAAGATCGAGTCTGCCCTGACTTCGACTACTGCGTATGTAGTAAAGCGCAAAACCATCGACATCATAGTGTTCCGTGGCACTCAGCAGGTGGGTGACTGGGCGTTTAATCTGTTCCCATTGCCTGTACCGTATGTCGGTCGGCTTTGTCATGGCGGGTTTGTAGCAGCCCATGCGTCCGTCTGGGACGAAATCGAAGAGCATATAGACTATAATAAGCGCACCCTAATCTGCGGGCATAGTCTGGGTGGGGCGCTAGCCGAACTGACGGCAGCCAAGCTAAACGGCAAACACGACAATCTAAACCTGATTACGTTCGGTAAGCCCAATACATTCTTTAAGGGCTTTAAGCGTCCTATGACGCTAGACAACCAGATTTCAGTTATAAACGGCAGCGATTCTGTACCCCGCGTGCCTCGACTATGCTACGGACCGAGCAAGTCCCAAGATATGCTGTACTTTTCAAACGGTGGCGTGGACTACATCAACCCCAGTAAGTACCTTCGTAGGAAGGATCGGGGCATTAAAGATAGAGTCTCAGACCACTTTATGGACGGGTACAAAGCCCGCTTAACTAAGTTCCTAGAGGACCAGAAAAATGGTAAGACTGGCGTTGATATTTAGTATTGCACTGCTTATGGCTTCTTGCACTACCGTAGAGCAAGTTATTGAAAACAAAGAAGTTTATTGTTCTGGTATGTATAAAGGTATCCGAGCAGTGGGGCGTGGCGCGCTTACAATGACTACAGGTGTTGTAGTAGAAGATGTTTGTGACAAGATAGATGATATCGTAGCTGAAGAAAACGTAGAGGAAAACGCCGCTGACGGCGTAATCAAAAGTGCTGACTAATCTGTACGACTTTGCACAACTGATACTATTGCTGAAGCAGCTATGACCGAAAAACTACTCGAGATGCTCAAGCGCCATGAGGGCGTAAGGTCCCACGTCTACCGTTGTTCTGCTGGTTACGAAACCATTGGGGTGGGGCGAAATATCTCGAAGTCCGGTATGGGTCTATCTGATGATGAAGTCGACTACCTGCTAGAGAACGACATTGAGCGCGTCATTAAGGAACTTTCCTCGGAATATCCGTGGTTTAACACTCTTGATGATGTGCGAAAAGATGCTATGATTGACATTAGTTTTAACCTTGGTGCCACTCGACTTCGTGGTTTCAAGCGCGCATTGGCAGCTATGGAAGTTGCCGACTACAAAACGGCCGCAAAAGAGTTCTTAGATTCCAAGTGGAGTCGGGACGTTAAAGGCCGTGCTACCGAACTCTGTTACATGATTGAGATGGGTAGTTACCTATAATGAGGTTAAGAAATGCCGCTTCAGAAACTACAGTTCAAGCCCGGGGTTGACCGCGAGAACACCCGCTACGCAGCCGAAGGCGGTTGGTACGAGACCAACAAAGTGCGCTTCAGACGGGGTATGCCTCAGAAGATCGGTGGGTGGGTGCGCCTGTCTAATGCTACTTTCCTTGGCATCTGCCGGTCTATGCTCAACTGGGTTACTCTTCAAGGGCAAAACCTCGTCACCGTAGGTACTAACCTCAAGTATTACATCGAGCGTGGTGGGGCTTACTACGACATTACCCCTATCCGGTCCACGGTAACCCTGACTGACCCCTTTACTACCTTTTTAGGTTCTGCTGTTGTGCGGGTAGACGACCTTGCTCACGGTGCGCTTGAAGGCGACTTTGTTACGTTTAGTGGGGCTACAGCAGTTGGTGGTCTGACTTTAAACAACGAGTACCAGATAAGCCTGATCGACGAAGATTCCTACACTATTACTGCTGAAACTACGGCTTCTTCTACTGCCACGGGCGGCGGAACTGTTACTGCGGCATACCAAGTAAACACCGGTAATGAGATTGCTGTGCCCTTTACTGGTTGGTCTGGCGGTACTTGGGGTGCTGGCACGTGGGGTTTTGGTGGTACTACAGACGCCCCCATTCGGCTTTGGAGTCAGGCTAACTTCGGTGAGGACTTGTTCTTTAGTTATCGTGGTGGCGAGCCTTTTTACTGGGATGCAAGCAATGGGGTTACTACCCGTGCGGTCTATGTGTCTTCTCTTGCCGGTGCGTCTGATGTACCTGTCATAGTTAATAAGGCGTTCGTGTCGGACATCTTCCGCTTTGCTTTCTGTTTTGGTGCGAACGATCTGGGTACTAGCACACTAGACCCTATGCTTATCCGTTGGTCTGACCAAGAAGACGTAGCTAACTGGACGCCTGCGGCCACTAACCAAGCAGGTAGCCTGCGTTTATCCCGTGGTAGTGAGATCATTACCGCCATACAAGCACGTCAAGAAATACTGGTCTGGACTGATACCGCCCTGTACGGCATGCAGTATTTAGGCGCTCCAGAGGTTTGGGGTGCGCAGCTCCTCGGTGACAACATTACTATAGCCAGTACTAACGCAGCGGTATACTCAGGCAACATAGCCTACTGGATGGGTACGGATAAGTTCTATTACTACGACGGTACAGTTAAGACGCTGCCCTGTTCTATCCGCAGTTATATATTCAACGACTTTAACTTCTCTCAGTATGCACAGGTGATTGCCGGTACTAACGAGCGGTTCGATGAGATTTGGTGGTTCTATTGTTCTGCCGAGTCTACCCAAAACGACCGCTACGTGGTGTACAACTACCTGCAAGACATTTGGTACTACGGCACTCTATCGCGCAGTGCTTGGATCGACGCTGACCTGAGAGAAAACCCGATGGCGGCTACGTACAGCAACAACTTGGTCAACCACGAAATTGGGTACGATTGCCAAGAAGGTGTTACCCCTAATCCGATTACAGCTACGCTAGTATCCTCTGAGTTTGACTTGGACGACGGCGATAAGTTTATGTTCGTGAAGAGAATGTTACCTGACGTAACGTTTGAGGGTTCAACCGCTGATAGCCCTGCGGCTACTATGACGCTATCTCCAATGGAGAACTCCGGTTCTGGGTACAACAACCCGCTATCGGAAGGCGGTAACAGCAGCGCTACGGTAACTCGTTCGGCTACGGTGCCTATTGAGCAGTTTACAGGGCAGGTGTTTGTCCGTGTCCGTGGTAGGCAGATGGCGTTTAAGATTGAGTCCACTGAGCTAGGTGTGGCTTGGAAGCTAGGTATACCACGTTTGGATATGCGCCCTGACGGCAGGAGAGGCTAGTGGCTGAGAGACTAGTACAAAAAGTCCAGCCGCCTGCACTGCCAATACCCAAGGCGGGGCCACTAAAGCAGTATCTGGATGACCTGAATAACATCCTGCGTCTGTTTTTTAACCTGCTATCGAACGCAGTGAACAACGTATTTGGAGAGCTTGGCGGTAGGTTTATAGATGTGCCTAATGCGCTATACTTCTCTACGGTAGATCAGCCCATAGCGGTGGTAGACACAGCGCAAGTCATTACGTTTAACCAGACATATTTAGAAAGCGGGTTTTCTATTAACGGGGCTAGCAACAGCCAGATAACTGCAACGTATTCAGGGGTTTACAACTTTCAGTTTACTACGCAGATTGTCAGTGGCTCCGCTAGCTCAAAGACGATTTACATTTGGATTTCAAGAAACGGTACAGATTTAGGTTACACAGCAAAAGACGTTATTCTTGCCGGTTCTGCCGATGTTAATGAGGCGACTTGGAACTTTAACTTAGATTTAGCAGCGGGTGAGTATGTTGAGATGAAGTGGTCCTCTGATGACATAGACGCTTCGTTAAACTCCGAAGCTCCAGCTAGCCCCCATCCGGGCGTTGCCTCTGCTGTAGTAACTATTAACTTTATTTCCGCACTGCCTGAAGTGCGACCAACACCTCCGTAGGTTAGATATGGGTACTACAGTTGGCTTAAGGCCGGGCAGCAGGGTTTATGATCGGGACACCGATACGTACAGTACGTTCGGAGGTTTATCGGATATTGAGCAATCGTTGTCTGTATTCCCAGATTATGCTGCTGAAATGATTGCGGACGCTCAGGCGCGGGACTACATAAACTCACTCCTAGAAGAACAGCTAACCCCCGAAGAGAAAGAAGCTCAACTCCTTGGTCTTTCTGTAGAGCAAATGAATGCCAAAACAGAGGATATACTTGATAGCATCCTTAAGTCCCAAGGCGAAAACGAAACTGGCTTTGTTAACGAAAGCGCTCGGATAGCGGCGGAAGGCATACTCAAAGGCAAGATTGCACAGGCGGGTGTTACCGATCCTGCTGCTCAAGAAGCGGCACTTAAGTCGGCTATGGAGTCCCTTGAAGGCGGTGCCTCTGGGCTTGAAGCAGTTAAAGCGGCGGCAGGCGGGGCAAAGGACTATGTTGAAGAACTACTAAAAACTGCCAAAGACGTAATAGATAAAGGCTACGACGCTACTATAGGCAAGTTGCCAGAAATACTAACTCCTGAATCCGTAATGATTGACCCAACTACGGGTCAAGTTACAACGACTTTTGAGATAGGGGAAACAGGAGGTTTTATTCCCGGTGCTACCTCTCCTATTTTTGGCGGCACCGTAGGTACGGCTGGGGGTGGTACTAACGTAGGGGTTATGACTACGGGTAATGCAGTGCTTGACGCAGTTATACGGGCCGCCGAGGGTGGTGTAGACCAGCAAGACATTGAAAAGGTAGTAGGTGTAATTATAGCGGGCAACACGGGCCTACCGACTGATGTTGTGGATGCGGGTATACAAGGAGCTAAAGAAGCTATAAATGCTGCCGGAAAGGTTATAACTAGTAAGGTAACCGACGGAAACGATGACACTACAAACATAACCCTAACTAATGGGACACTTACAACTAAAACCTGCGATGATGGAAGTTTAGTAGGTATAGACGAGGCATGCCCCGAAGACATTACTACTCTTATAGGCGGAGATGGGACTGGAACGGGCGACTCAA